GTTTTGGTCTTAAGTTTTTTATATAATTTAGCTTCTGGACCCATGCGTTTTTTAGGTTAACCTCATGCATTAGTAATCCTTTTGCAGCTTCTCTGGAAGTATAATATTAGATGGCTTTTGAGTTTTTAAAACTAATCTATGTGATGTATGTCCTATCTGTCCTACAATTGGGATAGAATTTTCATGCACTTCCATTCTTTTTACTTCAGCGAGTTTACCACTCACTTCTACAAATATATGTGCATTCCTAATAGCTTCTGATCCTTCAGTAAATTTAGCAAGAAACTCTTGCAAGTCTTGTACACGCATTAGAATCCAGCTTTTTTCAGTTGCTCTATTCTAGTAGCTAGTTGATCTGCTAATCTTTTATTCTCTTTTCCCAGTTCAACAACCTTAGTTGAAAGCTCATCTATGATTCTTTTAGAACCCTCTAACTTATTATGATCTAAAATCCATTGAGATTCTTTTTGTTTCCACTCCCAAATTTCTTTTTGATACCCTTCTATTATAAAAGGTAATTCTTCTGTTTCTTTATGTTCTGTCATTACATTCCTGACTTTCGAGCACTTTCAATTCTTTTATCTAGGTGGTCGTGCATCTTCTTATTCTCTTCTTCTAACTCTGTCAATCTTTCCTGTAGTTTTCCATTTAATTTTTGATGAGACTCATTGACTTCCAGAGCATTGGCTAATGCCGTCTGTGCTTCCTTAACTCGATTCGTCTCAATTCCTTTAAGAATTGTGAGCTCCCCCTCAGCCTCCTGGCGAAGCTTATGTTCCTTATTATATCTCTCTTGCCAACTTAATTCCTCTCTGTCTTTTTTCATTTCTCCCATAATACAAGCACCAGCCTCTTGCTGACGATCCTTCTCCCTATATATTTCTAATTTCCTATAAGTTTTTTCTGGAAACTCCTGAGCCAATTCATACATAGTTTTTTCTTTCTTCATATTGACTTTTTATCAACGTTAACTTAAATTGTCAAATATGGGAGTTCCTAAAAGATTAACTGAGATGCAAATGAGGTTCGCCGAATTCGTAGTATTCGGAGGCCCGTCAGGACCTATGACTCAGGGTGAGGCAGCCATCGCTGCTGGATATGCAAAGGACAGTGCACGAGTCGAAGGATCACAACTATTAAATCCTAGATACAGTCCTTTAGTCGTTCAATATGTAGGCAGGCTTAAAGAAGAAAGATTAGAGAAACACAAAGTCACTTATGATACTCATGTGGCTGAACTGGCTCGTTTGAGAGAGGCGGCTCTAAAGAAGAACTCCTTTTCTGCTGCTGTAAACGCTGAGACCAATCGAGGCAAAGCAGGAGGACTATACATAGAACGGAAAATAATAAAACATGGGAAATTAGAAGATATGTCAGAGCTAGAACTAGAAAACAAAATGAAACAAATTTTAGACGATTACGCACCGATTTTAAATGTTACCCCAGAAACCAAAGAGTTAGCCAATAAGACACCAGATAAGCAACCAACAGAGTTAAAAGAAAATAAATCCACATCTAGTGAGGAATCAAAGTTAGAAAATAAAGACAGCCCACCAAAAACACCACCAAACCAATAATATAAATACTATCGGGATTCCACATTTAATTTCTCCATTCCAGTTATGACCCCTCTAGGGAAGATATTCCTATCTGAATATGCTTCATCCTTCGCGTCATAACTCGCAAAAGTCCAAATGAATCTCTTGGTCTTTTTGTATATATATCCAAACGAGACCATCTTAGAGCATTCGAACTTATCGAACTCATCAGCCGTAGCATGGCCGCCATCCGCAGTAATGTCAACCCAAGAGATCTTATAGAAGTAATACTTCTTTTTGTTGATCACGACATGCCGATATTTTGATTTCTTCCTTTGCATATAGTACTAAATACCACAAAACAGGTTAGTATAAACACATTTATGACTCGCGCAGCCCATTCACGACGTTTTATACGTTTTACATATTTGTAAAACGTCGTACATTCAGCCAGTAATACCAACACAAATCATCACTTTTTACGTTTTACGTCCTATTTGAAAAAAAAATATTTTCAAATCAATTTCATGGCTCTCAGTACTATGTGTAAAACGTCGTGCCTCATTCTTGACACATTTATGCCTAATTTGTGCCATAAAATCGCCTTAATGTTGCCATCTTTTCTGCAGCAAAAGCGACTTTAGCCAGTAATTTATCAATATCGCCAATCACGTCATTGTGGCCTGGTACGACTTCACCCTTCAGAAGAGCATCAATCTTAACTAATGCTTCCTCCTGATCAGCTTCATATCGTTTCACCAAGGCTTGGTAGATTCTTTCTCTCACTGTGCCTGCTTCTCTCATTTATCCTCCTCAAATTGTTTTAGTAATTCTTTTTCATTGATCCGTGGTTCTCGTATAATTTCATGATATTCATCGAGTCTTTTTAAAAACTTATGTTTCCATGACCTTAATTCAGCCCCTTGAAACCTGAATTCCTGCAAATATAGGTCAGGAGTACATACCATTATGATCCCTTGTTCAATACTAGAGCCATGAATATAATCATGGGCCATGGCATATGCAGCAATCTGCATGTAATAGTCGTCAATCCATTCCTTTCGTTTGGGTTGGTTTGCCTGTTTAAAGTCCACGATGGTATCCATGTCATTGTGTCTACACACCAGGTCCGTGCTCCCTGCATAAAGGCCAGGGTAGTACAACGTTACTTCACTCCCGTAGTACTCATCAATCGGCGTGAGTCCTTTCTCAATGACCTTGGCGGCCATGGTCTTGGCCTGTTGTCCTAGCGAGGTAAGATCCTCGTACCCTCGTCCTAGAATATAAGCCTCAATAAACTTGTGCATGCTCGTGCCCCTCTTGGAGGCAAGATTCTTAATCGCTTCAGCCTGCTCCTCACCCACCTTGGCCTTCCACCTCCTGATGAATCCCTGGTCCTTGGTCCGTGATAAGATAGTCGTGACGCTCGGTAGATGGATCCCCTTTACGTCATACGTTCTCTTTCCCTCGTCATCGGACCGCGGAACACGGACATAATTATATCTGTCTGATTTCTTCATAAAAACTATTTTCTAGTTTTTCTTTTTTTAGTTTTCTTCTTAGCTTTTTTCTTCTTAGCTTTTTTCTTTTTCGCCATTGTTACCTCCTTCTTTAATTGGTTATAATGATCCTCGTTTCTAATCACAGGAATCATTTCTCCAGTTTCTTGATGTCCTTCAGCTCCTCAATATCCTTAAAAGGAACCAAAGTCGTTTTATCTTTTTTACCCCACTTCGAACGGTCATAGATATGATAGGCTTTCTTTCCTGGAGGAAATCCTTTTTCCCTCAACCTACCCCAGGTAAAATTGAAAAGTTCTTCACGATTCACTACTAACCAGTTTTCTTCACGTTCAAAGACAATGTAATCCGCGAGTCCCTTGATCCAGCCTTCATTACCGCTGTTGTTGGTTCCTTCAATCCAGGCCAAAATGTCCTGAGGCTTGGAATCCCAACGGTTAATCTTTTTCATTTCCTTAACATCGAACTTGGAAGTTTTACCATTGAGGCCACCTTCCATATCCCAGTGCTCGTACCTGTCCTGCTCGGAGTTGGCCCATTTAATATCGCTCAGGTGCCGTTGCGCAAAAAGTTTTTCAGCCAGTTTACCTTTACGGACAAAAGAAGCCCACTGGTTCAATGCAGCCTCTCTTTCTTGATGTTGTAGGGTTGGACGGGTGCGTCCTTGATGACTTCCATCATTTCCCGATACTCATCATCACTCAACTGAGTCTTGTAGATGCGTTGGGCAATCGCCATCATCGTTCCTGCTATAAGTTCAGGAGACTTTTGATGATCGTTCAGGAGATGCATCGCATGCTCGAAGAGCTCGTCATAAATCTTGGTATAATCATCCATTTAGAGACTCCTTAAATTTTCCTTCCCAGGCCCATGATCCGTGGTGCCTGGTTGTGGATTCAGTGTTTGCATAAATTTTAAAATCATTTCCCCTGGCCAGTCGGCAAAAGGAAATGTCTTCTCCTGTAGAATATCCTTCGTCGAAACCAAAGTCAAAGAAGTTGTAGTAGAATTCATGGCTCTTGCCTGCGGTCGGTGTGGCTTTATTCTTAATTTTTAAATCGGTACGATTTTTTATAATTTTTTCAAAGACCTTGCGGTCAATCAGCATGAGACCCGTGGGGCCTGCTTCAAGTTCAACGAGTCCTCCAGGCAGAATAGGGATGTGTTTAGGATCCTTAAATTCAACGGTATAAATATGTTTGTCTAATTGTTCAGCTTTCACTCGATACGGTGTACAGACAATGTCTTTCTTAGCCACTAACATCCTAACGATCGCCTCGGGTTCGAACTCAACATCCGAATCAATGAAGAGCAGGTACTGATACTCGGTCGTTAGAAAAACCGAAGTTAGATAGTTCCGCGCCTGATGAATGAGCGGAGATTTCATGGTGTTAATTCCAACTTCAATCCCA